CCAAATCGCACAAATTTTTCAAGTCGGCAATCCCGGTTGAAATGATCTACGATTTCATTAAAAAAATAGCCTATAAAATGCCGAATTCGGAGTACTATTTGATTGACATGAACGCTTACAAAAAAGCTTTGTACTGCCCGGAACCGCACTCGGTGGCATTGATTGAACAATTCTGCAACAATTTGATGCCGTGCTATTGCAAGGAGAAACAAGTGTTCCTCACTAGAAAAATGTCCTACAATAATTTGAACACCATTTTAAGGCAGGTGTGCCGACACTGCGGCATTGAGTGCAAATCTGAGCGCAAATACGACAAATCCAAAACCTACATAGTGTATCACATTGCGTCCGAGGTTAAGATGCAGTAATTGTTGAGGTTTGCAGTGCTTCCGATGTTTTTGATATAATATATTTGCATATATCAAATATACAAATATACAATACGAATTAATATTGAATGATTTCCGCCAAACTCGTGTTTTTTTATTTGATCATCATTCTTGCCGGCGTGGCGTACAACCGGTACAAAAAATCCCAGGAAGGCAACAACATCAGCGACGACTACAACCTCATTAAAAAGTATTTGCTGCACGACAAGTCGCTCACCGACACGCGCAAGCCCTTCCTGTGGATTCATATTGACTATCAGGTGAACGCGCGCAACTGGTCCAGCTGGGGCTCGCGAAACAGCACCCATTTGAACCAGCCCTACATGTACCTCTGCATTCGCAGCATCGTGGAGCAGTGCGGCCAGTCGTTCAACGTTGTGCTGTTAGACGACGCCGCCTTCCAACGCTTGCTGCCCACATGGACCATTAAGGTGCAAAACATGCCGTTCCCGCTCAAGCAGCATTTAAGGGACCTCGCCATGGCCAAGGTGCTGCACAAGTACGGCGGCGTAACCGTGCCTGCCTCCTTCATTTGCCTCCGGGACTTGAAACCGGTTTTTAGTAGTTTATTAAAAGGCGCCGGGAAAACCATGTTTGCCGGCGAGTTCGCAGCGCGATCCGACAGCCCGATTGCTTTTTTTCCCGACAGCGCGCTCATGGGCTGCACCAAGGAGAGCCCCGTCATGCAGCAGTACATCGCGTACTTGGAGCCGCTGGTTAGTTCCGACTACACCAACGAGTACGAGTTCTTGAGCCAGAACGACCGCTGGCTCTACAAGCAGCTCATTGCTGATAAAATGTCCCTGCTCCGCGGCTCTTTGATCGGCACCAAAACCACCGATGGAAAACCCGTCGTCATTGAACAGCTGCTGGGCGAGGAAGACGTGGACTTCGCCGATGACGCGTACGGCATCTACGTGCCCGCCGACCAAATCCTGTCCCGGCTGGCGTTCCAATGGTTCGCGCGCCTGTCGCCGCGCCAAGTACTCACGTCTAATACCGTCGTCGGCAAGTACTTGCTGCTTTCTAATGATCGGGCGTAGTTCCCCGCTTTCGGGGCGCAAAGCTTGGCACGTAGTTCCCCGCTTCAATCGCGTTGAACTGCGCCGCCCATTTCTTATTGAGGTCCCGCACGATCTCGTCCTGCCGTGCCAGCTTAAATGCCCGCCGCATATCGTCCTCCGTCTGCAGCTGTTGCGACCGAGCTAAAGCTGATTGCGATTCCGTTTCGGAGTAATTAAATGTCCGACGATCCATGTCTCGCGCCATTTGCAGTTCGTTCGGGTTCTTGTATTTGCGCACGGCTTCGTAGTCCTCGTGCGTAACGGGAATCACCGTCTCCGTGTGCGCTTTTTTCAGGTCTTCGTATGCCAGCGAAGAGCCAAAGTTTAGGCCACTTGAGTGCTCTTCCGGGCATTCACGGGCGAGGCCGTAACCAGCGCTACTAAACGAATCAAATGATCGGACCTCGCTGCGCACGACGAGCGCTTGCTCCCTCAACCTTTTCTTCCGGCGTTCCAGCTGCTCCATGCGCTGGGCCCACGTGGAGCCCTCGCCTACATCTTTGCATTCGTTGTCCTCATCCTCGTTATTATCTTTGAGCCAGTCGCCGTATCCGCTGTCCTGCTCCTCGTCATGCATCCGATTCTGTTCAAACGTTTGGTTGAACCAGCGGTTGAACTCGTCCGCATTCATGCGCTTCAACTTGTCGGAATTGGCGTTGCGGCGCGCGTCAATGTCCTCCTTCACGTCGTCGTATTTGGCATCGGCTTTTTGGCGCGACAGCCCGGCGCGCACTTGGTACACCTCGTGCAGAATCTTGTACGCCTTGGAGAAAAACAGAAAGTACTCCTTGTCCAGGCCGGACTTGTCCGGGTGCATGCGCATGACCGTGAGCTTGGCCTCGCGCATATTTGACTCATTGAACACGGACGGCAGCTTGAACAGATTGAGAATGTCCCGCAGTTCGTAGTTGCGAATGTCCAAATCTAGATCCATGATTTGAGAGAAAATGGACCAGTAATAATACAACCTTGATGATGCTTGTATTATTATATTTATTATGTTTTAGCATTTGTTTTTATCTACTTGCGCCTTCGGATGCTGCGTTTCTTTCTATTCATACGTTTTTTCTTATTCGTGCGCTTAATACGCCTTTTCCCACCCATTCCACGATCACCTATGATAACATCAATCTGATCATCTGCTTGTGCCTTTGTTTGTTTCCCATTTTTAAAATCTCGAATTTCTTTATTAATCAGAGCGATCAGTCTAGCTTTTTCAATTGGTTGTTGAGCCGGATCAACAACGTATTTGGAAACATACTGATCTACCCTACGTTCTAATGGATGTAATAATTCTTCTATTTTATACAAGACGTCATCTGGCAACAAATCATTTTTACTAAATAATCTCATTGTCGGATCTTTTGAAAAAGACATGATGGATTTGAAATTATGTAGTATAATTTAAACGAATATTAAAATGTATTGACACCTTGAATGATTGTAATTACTATTACTAGTTGCATTTATTCCAGCGCTTTTTGCAAGTGCGCGTGCGATTGTTTCGCTTGTTAATGCGTTTCTTACAACTTCGTTTCTTCGTATTGCGTTTATTGCGTGCATTCTTCCCTCCAAATTTCTTCAGAAGTTTCATGCATGATGTAAGCACTGCCTCTAAACAAGCTTCGGGTTTCTTGTCCAAAAAATCAACCACCTTAACAAAATCCGATTCTGGAACATGCAACAATTTATCAAAAAATGCTTGAATATTAATGGGTAATTCAAGGGGTTCGTGAATTAGTTGCGAAGAGCATTGTTCGTCTTGCAGAATTTGTTTGAACATATCTGTTAACAATAGTTTTGGTTCAGATTTGTTGCTAAGATCAACTTTACTCGGGCTAATGGCTAATTTATAAATCGCAGCGATAAATGCAGAAGCATTCACGTTCTTAATTTTTCCCTCTCTGGCCAATTGTTGAATGTGTTGTTGAATTGTGGTGTGATCATCGGTCAATTTTGCATAATACGGTTCAGCAATGTAAAATTTGGGGGTCGGTTGTTCAGAAGTGGATGGTCTGACAATTCCACATTTTTCAGTTATTAAATTCCAAAATGCGTTGTTTTCCTGGGACGGTTTATCAACATCAAAAATTGCTTTTATTGGATTTTCTCTGAATAAAATAGGATTATTTTTTTGCGTATTTAATATATTTGCACAAGTTGTGCATTTGTTGTCTGCCAACGCAACGCATGTAGATGGATCACTAATTTCTTCATAATCTATGATATCTTCTGTGCATAAATATCCATCATTGCATTTGATTTCTGCCATATTTGCCTAATTTATAACATGCATGTATATAAGATTAAAAAATGAAAATAAATCATTGATACACAAAATTGCTGGTTGCATTTCCACCTGGGTTTGCTGCGGTTAGAACCCGGAAAAAGAACGCGTCTAAGGCCTTAATGTCTGCTCCCGTCACCGACAAGTCGCTGATCAGCGTCGCATTCCCCTGCTTGTAAAACAGGAACACCGGGATGCCGTTCACCATTTTCTTCTGCTTAAGTGAGGCGTACAAGTCAAACGACTCGTCCACGTCGCACTCAATCAAGTCCACATTGGCGGGCAACTGCAGCGACACCTGGCGCGTGTAGTCCGCAATCGCCTTGCACGGACCGCACCACGTTGCCGTGAGCTTCAAAACCGTGTGATTCGGCGTCTCGGCTAAATGCCGTAAGAATGTGACGCGGTCGGCCGAAACGTGCTTCACGCGGGTGACAGTGCTCAAAGATGACATGATGATTTGCAATATATGTAATAGTAACGAAACTCATTTAAGTGCATTATTGTGTATTTGTTTATAATGAACAATGAACAACACCAATAACGCCAATCATTCTTCTGCAGAAGAAGTGGTTGGATGCGAGCACTACGTGCGCCGATGCCTTCTAGTGGCCCCGTGCTGCAACAAGGCGTATGTGTGCCGCCACTGCCACAACGACGCCGAGGCGCACGAAATGGACCGGCACGCGGTCAAAGAGGTGGTGTGCGCTGCGTGTAATGTGCAGCAGCCCGTGTCCGAAACATGCATGAATTGCAGCATTCGGTTCGCCGCCTATTTTTGCGCCGTGTGCAACTTCTTTGACGACCGCGCCGAGAGGAATTATTATCACTGCGACAAGTGCGGCATTTGCCGGGTGAAAGGAAGCAACAAGTTTATTCACTGCGACACGTGCCGCACGTGCGTGAACGCGCTGAATCATCGGTGCAAGGCCGAGCAGTTCCACACCGACTGCCCCATTTGTCTGGAGAATTTGTTCCATTCGGTCAAACCCGCGCACGTCCCGGCGTGCGGACACCCCATTCACGTGCACTGCATGATGACCTGCATGCAGCAGAACCGCACCGGCTGTCCGCTGTGCCGAAAAACCATGATATCGCCAGACAGCTTGAAGCGACATAATGAAAGCATTGACGCCTTAATCGACATGTTCCCCATACAAGAATGCCTCATGCTTGCGATACGGTGCAACGACTGCGATTTTAACGGCGAAACGCAGTTTCACCCTTACGGCATGAAATGCGGCGGCTGCGGCGGGTACAACACCGCGCGCAAATGAAATGATGTTTGAAATGAAATGATGTTTGAAATGAAATGATGTTTGAAATGAAATAATGTTTGATGGTTTATTTTATGTTGGATACAATTCGCGCAATTTCTGCTATGTCCAGCTCCGGCAGGTCGGTGTGGCACTCCCAGAAGTACTTGCAGTACGCCCATTTGAAGTTGGGGCTGCCGTCGTCCGTGTATTTGGAACGCAAGGCGCTGCGCATTAATGCGCGCTCGGCCGCGGGTGGCAGCAGCGCGTGGCTCGCCCGGGGCAGCACGTAACACAGCTGCACCACGTCGCGTATGGGCTCCTTCGGCTTCACGCGCAAAAATGAAAACCCCGGGGTGTCCGGAATGTATTTTGATAAATCCGCCAACAGGGGCGGATAATGGTTCGCGTACGTCCACTTCCAATCCACGCACCCGCTCGTGTAGTACCGGAACGTCCACTCCATGCCCTCCAAGTAGTTGCGACACAGCGCGGCAATAGGCTCGTCATCGGTTTTGGTATGGATGTCGCACAGAGAAGCGTAGTACCGCCGCTCCCATCCCGGTTCAAACGGGTTAATCTGGCGCTCCACTTCGCGCTGCGTCATCGGCAGCATCAGCACGTCGTGCATCACGTCGTCTTCCTTGTCGGTGTCCCGCATGTGCCGGGACTGTCGGTCACGCGTCGCATGCTCCTTGCGAATCAGCGTGAGCTCCTGAGCCGCCAAATGCGCCACGAATCGCTTGTAGTTCGGCCAATGGATGTTCCAAGCCGTTGTGCCTGTTGTGCCTGTTGTGCCTGTGGCTGTGCATTGAATGATGCTTTCCCCCGGCTTGAACACGGCCCGGTACGCATCCGTGAGCGTGGCAATGCCCGTCGTGCGAATGTTGAGCGCGGGAAAATGTGGCATGAAGTCGTTGCCCAGCATGAAGCACATGAAAATATAATCCAACTGGGGGGCGACAAGCGCCCCCCACACCCCCAACATGCCACCCACCCCCTGAGGGAGGGGTGTGGGGAACCGTAGGTTCTCCACGGTGGCATCCGCAAACTCCGGAATGTCCATGTAGTACCTCTCCTTTTCGTCCAGCGTAACGTTGATGGATTTGACAAACTCCGGGGTCTCGCGATACAAGTAAATGTTCCGCGAAATGTGCAGGTGCGACATGCACAACATGATCAAGTCTGCGTCCAGACCGTAAATCACGGTGGTCTGATCGGCATGCTCCGCCGCGTGTTCGCGAATGTACTCAAACAGCTTGTGCTCGCCCTCACCGGGCTCGTTACTGCTGCTCACAATAATTTTTGGACTGGTGCTTGTTTCGGTTGTTGTTGTTGTTGTTGTTGGTGTTGTTGTTGTTGGTGTTGTTGTTGTTGATGGTGTTGTTGATGGTGTTGTTTGGTAATGCTGGGCCAACTTGTCGTGCAGAGCCCGCATGAATTGCGTGCCCGGCGTAATGGCCGACGTGTTCCACGCGGGTTTAGGCGCTTCCACTTTGGCGACCAATGTGCGTCGCCGCTGGGCCTCCATTTCACCCAGATACCACGACTTGTAGCGGCGTTCGCGCTGCTGGTTCAACTTGGCCACCGGCGCCACGCCATCAAACGCAACAAACACGAGGTTACTCGGCCGCAGGATGGCAATGCACGCGTCTATGCTGTCGCAAATGCGCTGCAGCAGCTCGGCCTCGTACGCGTCTTTGGTTCCCGGTGTGTACTGCATCTGGCGCACCACGTCGTAAATCATGCCGTTGCAGTCCAAGTACAAATTGTGGATGCATTGCAACTCGGACAGCCGTTTGATGACGCGGGGGTATTTTTTTAGCACGTGCGCAAAATAACTCGGAATGCCCATTGAATAAGTGGGGTTGTGTGTTCTTTAGTGGGAGGAGGTATGTTCTTTAGTGGTGCGATTTTATATTTAAGTATATTATACGTAATATATACGGCACGAGCATACAATAACTTATAAACAAATTGAAAAATGGATGATTATACACTAGTTCCTAATTCTTCCACGCCCTCTCCCATCGTGATGCGACTCATACAATTTCAAAAAATAATTCCACTGGTCATTAGTTCGGTGTCTATTGGTGTGTGCACCGTAAATCGCACCACCATAAAATGGATGATACACATTGGAATGGCCACAATTGTTGCAGGAGCCTTTTTTTGGGCTTTTAAAACATTTTTTACAACTGCTTTTTTGTTCGCATCATTCGCATATGTGTTGACATGCGCGAATATCAATGGCAGCGTGGACGTCTTCTTGCAAATTGGAATGTCGGTTGGATTCAGCGTGCTTTGGTTCATTGACATGTATGTGGAATACCTTGATGATAATTCTAAATCCTTTAAATTTTACATACGCTATTTATTAACCGCGCTGATAAGCGGGTTTATCGGGGTGTTCGCAGTTTATATTGTGAAAACGGCGTATCCGAAGAACATGGGGAAGGAGTACTTGTACGATTTCAAGGGCTGCTCGTGCGATGACTGTGTAAAGACCAACCAGTGTGGTTCCAGTGGTTCCAGTGGTTCCAGTGCAACACGGGTTTTAATGCGACGGATTAGTTAATACTAATACTTGAATTAAATGTGGGATAAATCACCGCATATTTAATTTTTTATGGGATGCTATGCTTCCAACGAGATTCGAACTCGTGTTATTGGATTCAAAGTCCAATGTGCTGACCACTACACTATGGAAGCTGAAAATATACGCGCCTAGGACTCTCACTCCATTTGTAAACCAACGGCGTGTCTTTATATCAAAATATGGAATAATTGATATAAACATTTCATAAATAATCACAATATTCACAAAATAATCATCATAAAAAACATTCAATGACGCAAACATTGGAACAGCGCATTCAGCGCTGGGTGCAACTTGACAACCAGATTAAACAAGCGAATGACCAAGTGCGCGAGTTGCGCGAGTCCCGCAACCACGTGGAATCCAGTATCCTGACCCACGTGGCCGATCACAATTTGTCGCACGCCACCGTCCGCATCAAGGACGGCGGCACACTCCGGTTCGCCTTCAATGCAAAACATCCACCCGCAATCACGCTTGCTTTTTTAAACGAGGCGCTGGCCGAGTGCTGCCCGCCGCAACAAGCCGACACCATCATGCAGCACATTCGGGCCAAACGCGATGCTGCCGCAAAAATAGTGTCCGAAATCCGGCGGGCATAAAATAATTATTTGCGATTCACTTTCATTTTGTACCTTTTCGTATATTTTTTTAAAACGGTAAAACCAATATAAATAACCGTGATCGTCAGCAACAATATTATTACGGGTAATATTTTAGAAATTGCGTAAAGTATGCTGTAGCCTGGTTCAATCCTTTTATCTATACCCGCTAATTTGATTACTAATTTTGGGATAACACTCAGATACTGTGTTATTAAAAAATGATTACCCCACGTTTTTTTATTTTCGGTATCCGTGCATAATTGATAACATAACGGTTGACCGTACATGTATTTGTTCATTGAATAAAAATTATTCATAACGTCCCAGTCTTTTGATTGGATTTTATCAAATTCACTAACGAACTCTTTCCGATATTTTTTACTATAAACCACACTATGCATGCCGCATGAAATCAATGAAAAATACGTATTATTACCATCAAGGACCGGCAATGCCAAATACGGAATGCACCCCAAATAATATATAAAACTTTCATTCTCGTTCGTTTTTTTAATTAAAAAATTGTTTACATTGTTAATATGGGTTGCATTTTTTACATCATTTGTAAATATAAAATCGTCTTCAAGTATCAAGACATTTTCATATTTTTTTTCATTCGCATGTTTGAAAATTTGTAAAAATGCATCAACCAAATCATCGGCTGGATAAACCACATTACTCGTTTTATCACATTTTTTGAACCCTTTGTTATGCAAAACGTATACATCTTTTGTCAAATGATACTCGTTTAATTGTTTCATTACGCTGTCATACCGGCCGTTTCCTTCTAGATGCACAACATATGTCGCATCTATTGTTTTATGAAAGATACTATCTGCATTTTTCATATGTTTAAACCGATAGCAATGTTCATTTTGGTTCAATGTGTCATTCAATTCATTATTGTACATATAATCCAATATACATTAACCTAATATTTATTTTTTTGTTTCATCATCGGGTAGTTTGGGTTCGTGATCCTGAATTCCGGCGGTTTTTAAATAGATTATAATAATTACTGCGACCAACAAATACGTACCGCATCCAACATATTTAGTAATGTTCAAACAATTATTCGCCTTGAAATAGTTGGAGGGACATATGTACTTTAATAAATACAACGTGTCGCTGACATGTTTTCCATAATATTGTTCCTGACAGCTTATATGGATTGCCGCTAATATCGCAAAAACAACCAAAACAACTACCGAAACATAAAAATACGGGTTAAAATAAGTGTAAATTAAATAACCAAAAACTATATTTTTTAACCAATCCCCGATGTGATCGTAATAGTCTCCAAACCTAGTAACCATACCATAACTTCTTGCAAAATGCCCATCAAAACAATCAAAATAATAGGATAAAATAAAAAATAAAACGGAATAAACCGTATAATATTCTTTATTATGAACAAAAAAATACATGGCACACAAATGACAAACTAACGAAATTGTAGTAAAAATATTAGGGGTAAACCCTAATTTAAAAAAATATGACTGGATACTGTCAATGTGCGAAATTAATACATTGTCAATCGGGTTCTCACAATTTGCGGGTATTTTACGCATTCAATTTAACAAATTACTATTTATATAAATAAATATTGTTTTAACGTCATTATATATCATTACCGCTAAATGTCTTTGTTAAATACGTCGCTGCTTTTTTCCATCGTGGTGCAACTTATAACCGGCATCATTGAGTTGCTGGCGCTCTTTGTCAAAACCGCGCCTGGCATGCGACTCATCAAGCAGCTCCTGGGGTTGGAAATCGCGGTGCAAGCCGTGGAGGGCTCGTTTTATGCCTGGCTTTACTACAACATTGATCGCGTGAAAAACATCACGCCCAAGCGCTACGCCGACTGGGCCATCACCACGCCCACCATGCTCGTCACGCTGGTTGCGTACATCATTTACCTGAATGCCGCGTCGTCATCCGATTCTCTTTCCTTGCTCCAAATTTTGAGAGAAAATGCCGTGCCAATTATGCAAATACTGGGCCTTAACTGGCTCATGCTACTGTTCGGCTATTTAGGCGAGGTGGGCGTCATTCCACTGGTTACCGGGGTTGCTCTCGGCTTCGTGCCGTTCATCGCATACTTCTACATCATGTACGAGAGATTCGTTGCAAATGATGCAATTATTAATAGTAATGGCAATAATAGTACCAGTCTGAAAATATACGCGTATTTCCTGGTGTTTTGGTCGCTATACGGCATTGTTGCCGTGCTGCCTTATGCGCTGAAAAACACGATTTACAACGTGCTGGACTTGTTTTCCAAGAATTTCTTTGGCATTTTTCTCTCGTATTTGATTGTTTCAAACGCTATCGGTTCCTAATGACGACGGCTCTTTCCGCTGCGCTTATGGCTCTTATGGATTTTAGATCGCTTATGATGGCCGCTGCGCTTATGGCCGCTGCGCTTATGGCCGCTGCGCTTATGGCCGCTGCGCTTATGGCCGCTGCGCTTATGGCCGCTGCGCTTATGGCCACCACTTGACGCAGAGTCGTCCGTAGTCCAACTTCCAGGAACGTTAACTTTATCTGATGATGTTTTAGTAGTCACTTGCCAAACTGCATCTGGTTTATTAACCACGTTCTCCATAAAGTTTTCAAAATCGTCTTTGTTTATACTAAAAACGATCCCTCCCCCTGTAGGGAATATTTGTTTAATAGTGCCACTAGCACCATTGTTAAAGCCAAAAAAAAACCGATCGTTAACACTAACTACCTCATAATCCAACACTGTTCTGTTTGGTGAAGTATACGTGCCTTTTAGTAAGGACATGATGAATGATGAATGTTTATATCATGATATGATAAATTATTATTTGTAAAGGCGTCATTCAATGATTCAATGATTCAATGATTCAACGACGCAATGCCTTGCTTGCACACCGGGCACTCGCGCGGCTTCATCAACTGAACGTAGCACTCACTGCACATCACGGCGTGCGCGCACGGAGCAAATATGAGGTTCTTCCGGTTATCGTAACACATGATGCATTGGTCTTCCTCCACATTCGTTTTTTGTGCCACGAGCCCCGGGGGCAACTGCAATGGAACCGCAGACGATACAGTATACGAATACGCGGGTTGTTGGTGTTGTTGCTGTTGTTGTTGTTGCTGTTGCTGTTGTTGCTGTGGTGGCGTGACAATGATGCCCGGGTCCATCGTCAACCGCGTGTAAAACCCGCGGAACCCGGCGCGCGCGCCCTCGTGATCGCAAATGCGCACTCGCGTGCCGTGCGCGTCATTTCGCTCGTAATACACGCTCCCATTCTCGTTCCGCGACATGGAGAAAATGATGTTGGGCGGCAGATCGTCCAAATCAATGGTGACAACGGTGCGGTTGGACGACCCGCGCTGGAAAAACAGGTGCGACGAGTATCGGGACGCGTAAAACTTGCGCTCGGGACGCTCCGGGTCATAAATGAAGTCGCGAAACGCCCACATCTGGTAGTTGCGCGCGGGGTACCAATTCACCGGGTTCGCATCCTGCAAAAACACCCGCACGTCGGCGCAGTCCATGATGGCATGCACGTCCCCCGTTTCCGAACACTGGATGCGGGTCGGCATGTAGTGGTTGTTTTCTTCACGATACACGAGGAATCGGTTGTTGTGGTTGAACGGAAGCTCCTGGCTGTACATGGGACGGGCCTTGTACTGCAGATACGCGGCGGCCCATTCGGGCGGGGCAGGCACCCACTGGGCGGATCCTTCGCGGGTTGTTCTACGTATGCGAACGTCGGACATTGGGCTGGGTTGGTTTGGGTTGATTACTATATTGCGTTCATTCAATTGTGTTTATATGGTTTAAAAAAATTATAACATTATGTATTAATAATGACCGACATTAAGCACCTAGTTTCGCCGTTTTCGTTGATACCTTCTGCAGGCAAACTGAAAATCAAGCAAATACCAAGACCCGCGCCCCCTTGCAACTGCGATTCCGATGACGAAAACAACTTCGGTATGGCGCCCGAATGCGCGTTCGTTTGTAACTGGTTTGTACCCACGCACAAGACCAGCAGAAAACGCAACCCAAAAAAAGACCACCAAAAAAAAACCAAACGACACAATAAAAAATGAATCAAACCACGTATAAATGTAAGTATAAATGTAAGTAATGTGTAGCAATTATTTTCAAAATTAAAAATAATTTCTTGAAGCTAATAAAAAAAAAGTTTTTTTTAGTTTTTTTTGTGTTTTTAGTTTTTTTTTTGTGTTTTTAGTTTTTTTTTTCTGTTTTGGTTTTGTGTGTTTTGCGCGATTGTTAGCCTTGTGCTTCATCACCTTCGTCATCCGTGTATTCATCATTGTCATAGTCGTCATAGTCGCTGTCATCGCTGTAGCCGTAGTAGTCGTCGTAGTATATGTTGCGGCGTGGGACAGGGACAGGGACAGGGACAGGGACAGGTTCGGGTGCGGCGTCTGGCATGAACGCTTGGCAAGCGGCCTTCATTGGACCGAACAATTCGTCATCATCGTCAATCTGCATTTGCGGCACCCGGTACACGCCCCCATTGGCATTGACAACCACGTGCAATTCGGGCGTCATCATTTCCGGAAAGTATCTTGCCAACATCAATGCCGCATGCTCAATGCCTTCTGTCGCCATGAAAGTCAACCGATCCGTGTACTTCTCCCAAAAACCAGCCATATTGGTCATGTGTCGCATGACAGGATCGGTCAGAATCCAATCAATTCTGGACACGAAGCGGAAGAGATCAACCAAATTCATGGCACGACTGAGTTTGCTCAACGAGGTGTTGCCCACTGCTGCCATTTTGATTGAACACGCTTTGGAAAATGTGGCAATGAAATGCGCAATCCATTCGTTGTCCAAAACCGTTGCATAGCGACGTTTGCACCACTTGGAATTGCTGTCATCTTCATTGACGGACGCAGCAACATCAACTGCATATTTGATGCGTGACTGATTCGGCGCATTGGCCACGGCCTTGCATTCTTCCAGAAATGCCTGACGGTTTTCAGCGGTGTCAAGCAGATTGAGTTCGGAAAACACTGCATCCTCCGTGATTGTGTCATACTGAGTGCATATACGTTTCAGTATGTTCGCGCCGATGTTGTATCGGCATTGAAATTCCGGGATGCTCCATTTCACGTGCTCGCATCCGGCTTCACTGTTTACGCGCCGAATGATGCACTGCATGCGCAATGAACGTGACAACGTTTGGCATTGACTTTGCCCTTGTCTTAGGAGGCGCACGGCAAGTAAACCCGTAATGCCACCGTGTACCATGTTCCGAACCCGACTGCTCCTTGTAAAGTACCGGGCTTCAATGCGGTTGGGCGCCAATGCAGAAACCACTGGCACCACAGGTAACCAAAACATGCGTTGGGCGGCCGACACGTGCGACATCGGCAGCATTCGGCATGCGCTCCTGTGCGACATTGCAACCCTTGCGGCGTCACCCCCCAGAACGGATCGGTTTTTTTTGTTTTCCAATTCATAATCGTCCACTGTCTTCTTCAGATGCTCAGAAGCACCTTCGTCTTCGGCTTGAATATTGAATCGTTTGTACGTCGTCGTCGTCGTCGTCATAATAATGTTTGAAAGCTTGTGTAAAACAGAACCACTGCATGGGGTTGGTCCGCGTTTCAAATACTTTCAATTTTTTCTGGTTCCATACTAAATCAGACGGGAGATAATGCGCTTGTTAGGCGCTCCACACGTCGTTATTAAACGGCGATACCAGAATGTCGCTCAGCTTCGTCTGCCAGTACGCCACCCGCTCCTGCTTCTTCATGTCCTTCAGCGTCTTGGGATAAATGGAGGCGGTCTTCATGATGTCCGCCTCCGACGCCGTGATCTTCGGCTTGAAGCCGTAGCAGTTGATTCCGAATCGCACGTCGGGGTTCGCAATGAAGCCGCCGTTGATGCCCGGGCGCCCGCAATCGTTTTCGTGCCCCTTAATGTTCTGCAGCTTGTTCCACGTCTTTTTCTGCGTGGGAAACAGCGCCATCTGGTTCTCCGACCACCCGTAGCTGCACCACTCGCCGCCGTTGTTATACGCCTTCTCCACCTCGTCGTACGACGCCAGACGCGCGTCAAACGCCTTGCACACGTCCTTCGCATCTTCGTACGTGTATTCATTTCCCGGCACGTGGAACACTTGCTTAAAATACTTCAACTGTGGAACGGTGCTTTCGGAATCGCCCTCCGGATGCTGCACCGTGATGTCAATTTTCGGCTTGTCGCTGAACAAGTCCTGCACGCTGGTCAAAATATTGACATTGAAAAAATACTGGTATCCATTGATGATGAGAAGCACAATGAACGTGCCCCACATAATGACCTCCAACAACTTGGCGCCGCCGCTGGCATTGGCCGCACTGGGGCCGCTTGAACCTGTGCCTCCCGGCATGGTTGAAAACACCACATAATAAATGAAAATGGTGACCGTCAGTATTGCAAGCATGAGGAGCTTGCCGCTGGTTGATACATTGGGCGGAATGTCAATGTAGTTCAGCGGATTTTGTCCAATACCGGTCACAGAATCGTACGACACGTTCATTGGGCTTGGGTGTGATTGCAATTACTATATATAAACTACAAAACAAAATATTATTTGTTGGGAATAATATTGGTTGTTTGATATTGGTTGGTTATTGTTTGATTTTGCGATAAAACAAGCAGTACGGCAAATTGCTGACAATGGAGTCACTTGACAACGGCACTTCCTTCACCGAGGTGTCGTTGCACGCGTACCAGCCGCCGTTCGCGTTCCGGATGGTGGCGGTGTAATGGCCGCCCATGGGCGATCCGCCGTGGTGGTTGCAAATCCCGAACAAGTCGTACACGTAACTCTTCGGATTGTAGCCGTGCACGTGTTTGGAAAAATCGGCGCGGTTGCAAGGCACATCCACCGGCACCTGAATCTTTCGCACGCGTCCATACGCGTTCATTTCAAACCGCTTTAACACAACGATCAGCACGTTGGGCAGGCTCCAAAACGACAGACGCTTCTGCACGTCCTGTTTTTTTCCGGTTGCTTCATTAAACCACGCGTTTTCGCCGCTCAGCACTTCCGGCGCGCAATGGTGGTCCAAGCAGTCAAACAGCGTCACCACCGCGTTCGGGGTCTTGGCGGCAGGGATTGACACATTCAGAATGCAGAAGGGTTCCGGTTTGGTGCTTAACACCACCGGATTTGCGGCTGTTTGCATTGTTTGCAACGGTTCAATGATGGAAACATGCACCCCATAAAAAATGTTCAGCACCTCGGAGTACTGCTTCTTGTACATGGATGCCATCATTTGGTAGCACTCCTGGGCCGCGCGGTCGGTGGCGTTGCGCGCAACCCCGCGCACCTTCATCTCCACCTCGCGCGCCAGCGCGGTGTGAAAGCAGTCCAGCAAGAAGCCGAGGAACTCGGCCACGTCGTTCTGCTGAAACCCGGAAAACAGGTCCATGCGCTTGAGTTTGGCGATTTTCTGCATGGAGGAGACAAATCCGCCGGGGGAAACGATGCAGTTACATGACCACAGCATGGCGCGCAGCTTGTCCCACTCGTTCAGCAGCACCGAATCCACCTTGTGATTCAGGCGCGATTTGTATTCGCCCCCGTTTTTGGAGAGAAATTCGTTGAATTCGTACGTGTGAGACAGCATCTGCAGGCACGCGTTCACGTAACATGTGTTGCCCAAGTTGCCCAGACCGCTCAGGCCCTTCCCCTTATATGCATCAAACGGTTCGGTCATGGCTAATGGTTCAATTCAACGTCCTGTGTTTATACGCATTTTTTTACATATTTCAAATAGCAAAGTGTATTAAACCCATACCAATTGTATACCCATCGTATACCCATCGTATACCCATCGTATACCCATCGTAATCAATACACCTGCATCAAATGCAAGATGGCGAAATATTTGCAAGGGCAATGCAGTTCTTTCAGGACGGCGCATTTAAAAAGTGCCACGTACTGCTGAAAATACTGGCGGACAAATACAAGGACACCGCGGTAACCCGCATGAACGCGGATGTCGTCGTGCAGCTGTATTGCGCGTACCAAGTCAGCTGTGCAACCATGGGCATAGAAAACCCGTACGTGCATAAACTCGCCATCACGGGCCAAAACAACCACATCCGAACCGCCATTTCCCCCGACCTGTTCAATCACGCCCAAATGATACATTGCATGGCATTGCTGGAACGGAAAGACTACACGAAGGTCGGAACGCTCATGCCTTATTTGCAGACATTCTTCGGTCCCAACATTTGTCCGGAGACGATGTCCTATTTTCAAGAAACGGACCGGAATAAAACCTTGCTCATCTACAATTCCGGGGGCATCGGGGACATCATCATGTATAGCCGGTTCATACGGCCGGTGTGCGAATCCCAAGTGGAAAACAACGTGATTTACTTGGTTAACGACGAGCTGTTTTGGATGATGCATCAAGCGCTGTCCGGCCTGCGCAACCTGCGAGTCGTGCAATTATCCGCTTTTAAAATGTCGCCGCAAAAATACGACTACCACACAAACATTATCATGCTATTCGTGCATTTGAAGGTCGCGTACCAGATGTTGCGCAACGACTGTTATTTGGAGCAATTGAAGGGGGGCGAGATACTCGCGGAACACTTCATCCACCCGCGCAAGAAAAATGTCATCATCAATTGGTGCGGGAATAAAGCAAACATAATGGAACGGTTCAACCGGTCCATTCCATTGGCGTCCTTGATACCCGTGTTTCAGCGCCACGCAGATGCGATACAATTCATGTCGGTTCAAAAAACGGTGTCGCCGGAGGAAGCCGCGATCTTGGATGCGCACAATGTAAAGAATTACGGGCCATCGCTGGACAACGCGGGCGATGCATTCAAAGACACCGTCACCTTATTGAAAGCGGCAGATTTGGTCATCACTACAGACACGTCCCTGGTCCATCTGGCGGGCACCATGAACGTGCCGTGCTGGTGCATGCTCACAATCGGGTGTGACTGGCGCTGGAAACCCGACGACCACCGGTGGTACCCGAATGTGAAACCGTTCCGGCAAGTCGCGATTGCTTCGTGGGACAACGTTGTTGCAGAGGTGTCAGCTGCTTTGGATGATGCAATCCCCGCTGCTGTATGATTTCTCTTCAACCAGCGGGCTGCGCGTCAACACGTTGATCGCGTGCTTGATCCGAGCGCGCTCGTCATTTTGCGTGTAGACGTTGCGGGCCAACGTAATGAACTCCTCGTCAAACTGCGACAGCCGTTCTTTAAGCCGAATGAAGTCTTCGGTGCACCACAGCGCCTGGTTCATGGTTTTCAAGGCTTGAATTAACTCCAGAATTCCTCGCGTCGCTTCTTTCTCTATCAAATCATTGACCGTTGGCTTTAAAGCATTCAATTCCTGTGCAATGTGCATTCGTTTTTTCGGGTCGTTTATGTGGTCCAGCTTAATTTCCAAAATAGTGTATTTATCTATAATTTCGCCGTACGAAGTCAATACATATGCCATGCTTTTTTTATAAAAGGCATAGCAAAAATAACTGCACTTGCAAACGCGTGTACTTGTTTTCGGCTTCGTCGTTTTCACTTGTACAGCTGTTTTTCGGCCATGGTTCTCCCCAAGAAGTTCCTATTTTTAATGTCCCCCCTAAACACGTGTTTTCCAACGTGGTTCAGGTTGTGTTTCGTGCTTATCCACACGGATCCCCCAATCTCGTTCACCCTGTCGCAAAATGAATAATCCTCCGACAAGTAGCACTTGTTCTTTATCATGCAGCAAAACAATCCGCATATGCTTTCGTTTGTTTGCGAGAGATTGTCGGTTATTATTTCCAATTCGGTGTGTTTTTTGTGCAATTTTTCAAGAATCTCTCGTTTGATCAGCATGAATCCGGTTGAAGCGTGCACTACCTGCAAAAACCCGTCCCGTTTCACCAGTTCATTGGTGCCGGGATCGGTTTTTGCATTGTACGCGTAATCCAACCCTCTGGAGTCAATGGACTCCTGGGACATCGGCTCGTTCATCAAAGAGTGTATCAGCCGATTCCAGTTGTACCCCTTTTTCGGATAGCCGCAGCACACCACATCCTTGTTAAATGTCAAGCAGTCCATAAACGCATCCGGCTGAAATTCAATGTCGGCGTCAATAAAAAACAAATGCGTGCAATCCGACCGCATGAACTTTCCCAACGAATGATTTCGGGCTCTTGGAATTAAACTCTCGTTGCCCGTGAAATCAATCACGAAATCTATGCCGCGCTCACGCAAAAATGTCACCAAACCCAACAAGCTGATGGTGTATTGCATCGTCATCATGGCATCGTAACACGGGGTTGAAATGAAAATTTTTTTTGGCATGGTGTAGTATTGTCATACATCCGCATGTTTTTAAATTATAAATTGCAAAACTATGAAATTCTTATTATAATTCATCCATTAATTTTAAATAATCGCCTTCTTTAAAATTAGGGTTGTCTAAATGCATATTAAAAATTAATCCGTTCATTTCTTTAGGATTTCCTCCGCTGATTCACGTGCACTGGCATAGGCGGCTTCATTCAGTGTCTTATGCGCTTTTAGAACTTGGTCTATTTTACCTTTTACTGGTTGTTTTAAACCAAGGTGGGCTGCTATTTTCTGTAATACTTCATTGACGGATTCAGGAGATATATTCCTTCCATGCGAAGCGAGAATTTGTGCACAAACTTGGCCAACATCGTTGGCCGTCCACGGAAGACGTCCATTTTGTTTTACATACTTAAATATTTCTTCAAAAATAACAAGGTTATCAGATTTTGCTGCTGTTGCTGCTGCTGCTGCTGCTTCTGCTGCTGCTTCTTGGTGTTCGGCTGCTGCTGCTGCTTCTCGGAATGCGACCGCCTCTGATACTTCTGCTGCATGTGTTTGTTTGATCGCCTCCAATGCTTGCATTAACTTGGATGGAGGATGTCCTAGTATGTGTTTTAAACTGGTTTCTTCTTCCAGCGTCGGTCGTCTCACCGGGTACATCTCTCTTTGATCTATACTTTCTGCTATTTCTGCTAGCAGTATAGGCATCGTCCGCTTGGTTGCGCCTTGTGTGACACCTTTATTTATTGCATTCCGATCAAATGCACAATGAACCGTTATTTCTTCACCGTAGTTGCCGTCGGCGCGTATTCTAACCCCAATAAGTCTTGGAATAGTCATACCACTTTTCAATATACCCGAATTCACTTCTATACATGCAACTGGATTGTATCTTACATTGAGACCATCTTCCTCCAGTACCATCGCAATTGTAACTTCCCCTTTTAATGCATTCGCTTTCATGGTTTGTTCCAGTCCAAGTACGTTGAATGGATGATTTTCATCTGTAGAACTCCAGTTATCGTGCCCTTTAAAAATGCAATCGGCAACCGCTTTACGCATCAGCCTGGTCTTTAAGAAGCTGTCAAGACTAAAGTCATCAAATACACGTGCACTTTGTCCTACATCCGTCATACACTTTGCAACGGCCTCACATACTCTTACTGCAGTACTGGTTTGTACAAAGTTCCCCTTAGTTTCTCCTTTTTTTTCTTGTTTTTCTCTATTTTTGATTCCTTTATCTACTACATTATGGGAAAGACTAACTTTAAAATCAGCCGGATTCAATGTTAACGGGGTTGTTGTTGACGGGTCAATCGTTATAGATAACTCCCATTGAATCCCACAACACACCTGCTTCTGAGTTGTTTTAAGTTTGTATTTGAAATGCGTAGATCCCGCTTTAGCTAGATCCTCATCTGGGTTTGTGTCAAGATGTTCACTCTCCATACGAATTCTCGGTATTATTGGTTGTGTCTTCTGCACGGCGCCAGTTTGTTTATGAATGTATACAACTTCGCCTCCACCGCCACCTCCAACGCAATCACCGTCATCGGCATCGCATCCGTCGGAGGGGGCGGGGGCGGCGGCTGTTTGCTCCCAATTCGGATTATTTTCAAATACCAAATCAAGAAAATGAATTGAAGCATGTGCGTCTACCGTTTTCGGGCCTCTACTCCTATCCCAATCTACATAAATGCCTGATAATGGCCGAACACTAACTTCTCCCTTGTCGGGCAAATCAATCTGAATGCTAGATTTAGGGCCCGCGACCGCACCTTCACATGCAGCCAACAAACTTTTTTGGTACACAGCAGAACTCGGACCAAATGCAATATGTTTCGTAATTGCATCAAATGTTTGAATTGGCCCAATTGGGCGGCGGCCAGATGGGTCACGTACCGTATTTTCCCCACCAGACGCAGTCACATCATAGACAGAAGAACCAACAACAAGAGGAGCAGGAGCAGCAGAAGCAGAAGCACCCGAAGCAGAAGATTGTTGTTGTTTTCCGCTCTTCTTCGGCGGCATGCCTCCGTGCATTGACCCCGACTCTGTAAAACGAGGAATCAGTTCAAACCTAAACACTCCATTTCCATCATCGTCTGTCGGTTGGAAATATACTAGCGTCTCAAATTTTACAACACTCGTTCCCAGCGGTGATTCCTCTGTTATTGCAGACAGATCGGGGGACATTCGCACGAACCTTCGCGCTGACCTTCGCGCTGATATTCGCGAACGCTTCATCTTATTACTTCTTTGCATTTTTGCGGTCATATTTAATCCATATTTGCTCAAAGATCCTAAATTGTTTGAACGTCTAGTTCGCGACCGTGACTTATTGAATATGTGTTTCCTTTGCGTATATTTTGACAGAGGTGGATGCGAGTTCATAATGTATATTATATCCATATTATTTATTTTATTGTGCGTGTTTTTTGTTGCAACACGGTATCTGTTTAATCATAATTTTAATGAACCCATTATGGTCTGGGATTTTTCGTTTTAAAAAAGTTCCGCAAATTACCTAGCGCCGCGCGTTTTTGCACAAAAAGGTTTCGCCATATCGATTTTTGGACATTTTTTTTGTCCATTTTCTCAAATTTTTTTGACTCTTGTGCAAAGTTTTTCGACAAAAATAACAATTTTTAAAATGGAAAAGTATTCATGTTTTTGAGAGCATAATGCAGTGCTTAAAAAAAGGCACCGCGAATGGTCATTTTTTGGCCCAAAAAAAACTTAAAAAAAGGCACCGGCCGTTAAAAAAAACGTTCTATGGATGGGGGTATTTTTAGAACGTTTTTTTCAACGCCAGAACGGTTTTTTCAACTCGAATAGAACAACAGATTCAACCGATTCAACGTTTTTTGCATTATCTAGACAATGTTTGATATGCGACGAGTGTAAATGGCATGATATATGTTGTGATGTTTTATTAATGTAAAATATAGAACAAATATAGAACGCGATATTAAATGCAGTGAAAATAATATAAATATAATGTGCACGAACAATATAAGATTATTTTGCATTGGATTAAGAGTGATGGAGAAAGAATCCTTTGCATGTAAAAATTGTAGCAAAGTATATGCATTGAAGAATAGCTTGTGGCATCACATGAAGACGTGCGTTGATTTACCGGTTGCCAATTACAAATGTGATCACTGTCCCAAAACTTTTACAACCCGATCTGGTAAATGGTATCATGAAAAAAAATGCGAAGGTATGGATTCAAAAAAAGCGCATTCATGTCCGCATTGTGGAAAGGGGTATGATGCTCGCAACAGTTTGTGGTATCATGAGCAGAAGTGTGCACGAAAGGCAACAACTTCAAAACCAATTGATCTCACATGTGGTATTGCAATTATGGATACTCCCATCAAAAACATTAAAAAACTTAATACTCCATCTGCTGCATCATGCGTGACCGAATCATCCGTCACTGCATCATGCGTGACCGAATCATCCGTCACTGCATCATCCGTCACTGCATCATCTGTATCCACACCTGCATCGGCCGAATTCAACATGATGAAGATTGTGGAACAGCTCATGGAGCAGAACAAAACGCTACAAACCCAGCTCATAGAGCTCAGCAAAGAGAGAAATACCATAATAAACAATAACACCACCAACACGACGAATCAACAGTTTAATTTACAAGTGTTTTTAAACACGGAATGCAAGGATGCCATTAAACTCAGTGATTTTGTGAAATCTCTCAATATTACTATTGAAGATTTGGAATTCACCAAGAATAACGGCATCATTGAAGGCGTGAGTTCCATCATCGTGAACAATTTGCGGGGAATGGATGTGCACAAGCGGCCCATTCATTGCACGGACGCCAAGCGCGAAACCATGTATGTGAAGGCGGACGAGTGGATCAAAGACGACGACGGCACCAACATCAAGAAATTCATATACCTGACATCCTGCTATCAAATCAAGCGCATTCAGGACTGGATTGACGCGCACCCGGGGTGGGAAACCAACGAAAAGCTGCACACCGAATATTTGGCGCTGTGCAAGGAGCTGTATAAAAACATTGAAAACGATGATCATGCGCACAAAAAAATCATAAAAGGGTTCATCAAGAACGTTCAAATTGACAAACACAAATGATTGCCCGAAAATTCAAACCGAAAATTTGATTTGAATTTGAAATACTAATCATAATCCGAAATATCCATTTAAAAATTAAAAATAAAATGTTTTCATAACCTATAAAATGACTTTGAATCCCGAATTTTCCTGCGTTGGCGGCGTTGAGTCCAAGTTGTCGTTTCACATTAATGCGTTTAATGGGAACACCACCAACTTCAACCGCTGTCCAAAACCAACTCCAAAGACGGTTCTTCCCGTTCAACCTCGCCAAGAATTGCCGATGCCCAACCAATCAATGTTTAGACCCATGATTAGACCCATGTAATGTAATGTAATGTAATGTAATGATCCTGGATGCGGATGGGGGGTCATCCAGAAACCCCTGATTTTTTCGCATCCTAATATATGCATTACGACACGTTGGGTTTCAAGCAGTTCGCACTGATCATGTACCATTGCTCAATGGTCAGGATGCCAACCAGCGTCATCAAATCCAGCGAGTGTAAATTGCGATACAAACCGAAAAAACAGTAGTAACTACCCCAATAAATTCTTAGGGGTACAATTGAAAATAATCGGATGATGTCAAGCTGGACGTAAAACGCAGCGCCATTATACCTCTTTAGCTCAGCGGCAGAGCGCGGGGCTCATAACCCCGATGTCGGCGGATCAAAACCCCCAGGAGGTATGCACCCTTTGCCAGCTTTACAGAAGCTGGCGGTCATAGCGCAAGCGACATTAAACTTGAGCATAATATGCGCGATTGACACCATCGGGTACGGAATTATCAGGACTGATCTGATCAGCCTGAGAGCAAGATCGAAACTTGCCCCGATGCTTACATCCAATTTGCCTGATTTACAGAAACAGGCCGTCAAGCTGGACGTAAAACGGAGCCATTTCAAGCCACTTCCACGGCGGACGTTAAACATCGTCGGTTGAACCCAATTGACCTGCATTTGCATGTGGGTCCGAAAAACTGATGGTTATCTTCTTTCTCATTAAAAGAACGGTGTGGGATCGATACCTACAGGTGGCATAACATCATCAACGTCGCACAGGTGCATATGGTGCACCAGAGCCTTTGTGCATATGAATGCACGAAGATTATAATAAACCTGCATAGCTCAACGGAAGAGCGCCCGGAACCCCCAACATCGTCCAGTCAAGATCATTGACGATATTACAAGTACGTCCGAATGACAGGATGGTTATCTAATCTGGGAGGTCATGAGTTCGACACTCATTGCAGGTATTCACCTTTTTTTTAAAAAAACATGAATTGACGTGTTCATTTTTATGTTTTATCATATTTTTGTGCTTAAAAAAATAAGAATAACTGATGTATATTATCAATGCCACGTTTTCGCCGGAACAGAACTAATCCGCAACCGGGTGCTTCATATCCCGTGCAAGACAATGACAACACTATTCCCTTCTATAACGCCCGAGTGTTTTCTATGTATGAAAACCTAATTCAAAGTTATACGCACTTCACGTATCATGCAAATTGCATATACAATATGTTGGGGCAAACATTGAATGGTACGTGGAATTCAAACTATCCCCCCCCGTATCCTTGGTTCACTATCCCCAATACAGACTCCCCGCAACCGCCGTCTCAACCCCGGCATCAAACCCGGCATCAACCCCGGCATCAAACCCGGCAACCGCCGCCGTCTCATGTTCCACAGCCACAGCCACAATCACAATCACAGCCACAATCACAGCCACAATCACAATCACAATCACAGCCACAACCAATATATCCGAACCGTAGACCCCGACTTGAAAATAATATCATAAACACATTGTTGGGAATAATCTCTCAGCCATTACCAAGACTCACTCCGACACAATTAAACGAACGGGTGGAAAATACTGTATTTAGAAACATTGTTAATCCGATTAACACAATATGTTCAATTACACACGATGTATTTGAACCGGATCAACAAGTGTCGCGCATTCGGCATTGCGGGCATATATTCAATGCATCAAGCTTGTCGCGATGGTTGAGCGTAAATAATACTTGCCCAACATGCAGATATAATTTATTGTCTGGTTCTAGTTCTGGTTCTGGTTCTGGTTCTAGTTCTGGTTCTGGTTCTGGTTCTGGTTCTGGTTCTGGTTCTGTATCAACGCCAACACCTCCTGTAGTTAGAGCACCCTCTACAATCCCAGCACCACCAGCCCCTAGTGCAAGTTTTTTTCGGCGTATTGACATCCCAATTGATTCCGATATTGACTTCAATACATTCTATAATGAACTTCTGCGAAACAGAAACAATATTCCTGGATTTGAATTGAATGCCGTTGATGATAATTCGGTGATGTTTTCATTTGATTTAATGGAAAGACCAAATGGTTCAGGTGCAGGATCAGGTGCAGGATCAGGTTCAGGTTCAGGATCAGGATCAGGATCAGGCGCAGGATCAGGTGCAGGATCAGGATCAGGTGCAGGATCAGGTGCAGGATCAGGATCAGGATCAGGATCAAGAATTGACGATGTAGATTAATTGCGGCACTTATTGAGTGCTTTTTTTTCGTTATAAAAAAAACATTAAAAAAACATATTCAGTCATTTTTGGTGGGGGGGGGGCTGCATTCATTTTTTGGTGTTGATTTTAAAGAACTCCGTTATGCTCTTATTTGACTTCGCCAGGTTGTCCGCTTGGCGCAGGTAGTCGTCAAATACGAGCTCTTTCACTTCTTTGAACCGCAGGTCGTCCAGCTTTTTCTGCAGCTTGTCGTCGCTGTCGGTCCAGTTGCTGCGCACGGCTTCCAGCTCTTCCAGGAAGCGCGCTTTCTTGCGCCGAAACGCCGACATTTCCTCCAGCACAAGCCCGAAGAGCTGCGCCACGGGCTTCATGATCTGATTCGTGATGTAAAACGAGTAATTCGGTTTGAGACGATTGGCGCGGATGTAGTCCGGTGTTTCAATGCGATCTCCCTGCAGTGCCTTCTTGTCCGCGTTATGGATATAGACGAAGGGGATGCGGTCCCCCGAACTCGGCTTGTTGCCCGGATCGCGCTTGCCCATGCGGTCTGCCAGCACCTTGTGCGCAATTTGCTGCGGGTTCTTGTACGTGGAGCGCAGCGATTTTGTAATGATGAGCTTGTCCATGGGGACGCGCTCGTCCACGAGGGACTGCAGCGATTCGCGCACGAACTGCACTGCCGCTTCCAGGTTCTGCTGCTTCGTGAGGATGTCTATTAGGCCGCCATACACGTCCTTCACGATGGGCGCGTTGTCGCGGCGGCGCAGCACGATGCCCATGCTTTTGGGTTTACCTTTGTTGGGGTCCGTCTCGTACAGGATGCCGAAGTAGCGCTTTTTCTGTAACAGGCCGAACGGCATGAGCGTCTTTTCATAGACCCAGCCGTGCGGTGCTTTCAGGAACGCAGAGGCCATGTCGCCCACCTGGCGCGCGAGCTCAATCGTGATTTCTAGCGCTGGCTTGCCGCGGATGGGGGTTCCGTCCATGTGAGTCAGGTTGAACGTGTAGAATACAGAATCCGTATTGTGAACAATCATGTTTCCAATACCAGCTGCAAAATGATGATTGACGGTGGTCAAATCATACACGTACGCGTTTTCTTCAACCGGGAATGGCAATGTTATTATTTTCTTGACGGAATCGGGACATTTTCTCTGAACCCGGGTTGTCATTGTCGCTCTGTAAATGTCCATCTTGTCTGAACGCGTGTTCAATGATGTTTTCCATCCAAGACTTTGAGCCAACAAACATATGCATGCAGAGCTGATTTGATTTTTCTGGTCAATCCGGGGGAACCAATGGTTCCCCCTTACCCCCTCCTCATCCTCCTCCTCCTCCTCCTCCTCATTGTCGTCAATGGAGGGTATTTTGTATTCACTCAACATTCCGTTCCAGAAACTTTCGCGAACTTCTTTTGAACCATTGAGGATGCAGGTTGGGATGATTTTTTTTTCATCATTGTCTACAGCAAATGATGACCCCATGACTCTTGCTTGTTCAACAGTTACTGTGGGCATTGTTGCCACTGTTGTGGGGTCCGGCAAAGGCAACGCGGAATGCAGCAATTTGGTTCCAATCTCCACATTTTTTGGTGAAATTTCTTCGCCGTTTGCCAGAATCAACGAATGGTCGTCCGTGACATCAACAATGCCGGTGTGAGTGACAATCCTCATCATTTTTTTGTGAGGGGCAAGCGCGTGGCGAATGACGCGATGCAGACGAGTCCATCCTTTTTCCGACCACGTTTCCACCCCGCAGACCATTTCGCACACCTCTTTGGTTTGTTTTCCCTCTTCTTTGCATTGTGTCCAGGTATTAGGACTGACTCCGTATTTTTCAGCAAGCGCTTCAATTGGACATGCATCAATGACGCCGCCCAACCGAACATACACTGGAGTGTGTGCCGCCACACTGTCGCCGTACACGTACTCCGCCCGCGTGTGCACGATGCCGTATTTGCTTGTTTGGCATTCGGCATCCCCGTACACTTCCTCCACCATGCGCTTGGCATACGTGAGCAGCTTGCGCCCGGTGGCCGTCGTGGAAGCCGCCACATCCACTTCGTAGAACGAGCTGGTCTTGGCGCCGCACTGCCCGTACAGCGAGTTTGCGGTCACCTTGTAAGCCAGCTGCCGCTTGTCCAACACGTTGGCCATGAAGGGGTCGGACTGTTTTTCTGCCAGCTTGCGTGTGGCCTTGCGCGCTGCCAACAATTCTTCTAAAATGGACGGCAGAATGGCCTTGGTCCCGTCCTTGAACTGCGCAAACCGGCACACTTTTTTCCCGCTCAAATGCTTCTCCATTTTGCCGCGCGGATTCGGCTTCCAGCGGTATGTGTCGTACTCCACGTCCACGTAACCATAATCCGGCAGGTTGTCGTAAATGTGCTGTCCGGTTTTCGGGTCTTTTTCGCCCGTTTCGCGCACCAGGTTGCCATCCAGGTCGTACTCCTTGGTCCACACCTTGCTGTCGTGCGACAGGTTTTCGCTGATCATGGAAGAGGGATACAGCGACGAATAATCGTTGCATGCCACGGGGTTGTCCAAGTAGAGGCCGCGCTTGGGTGGCAGCACGATGGCGCCCTCGTAGCCCTCGCCAGATGGACCCTTGTCAATAACCGGCATGAGCGTGTTTTTCTCGCGGCACTTTTTCGCCATGTAGCTGGTGAGCTTGATGCCTTGGCCGCGAATGACGAGGAAACTAATAGGGACGCTGCAAATCTTCGCCATCTCGTTGTAACCCGTGATGACGTCCACCTTGTTCATGAGGTGGTGCACGAGGTTGCAATCCTGAATGCAGTATTTGGCAATGACGGCGCGCGGGCCGGGGCCTTCGTTCGTCATGCGGAAAATGTCCTGCGGCGTGACGTCATCCTTTGAAACGCCCCAGCGCACGTGCTTCTTCAGATCGGGTGTCTCGTGACCGACGATTTCAAAGTGGCCGGCTGCGCGATCAACTGCGATGACCTGGAATTTTTGGCCGTCCTTGTAGGGGTCCGTGGAGTGCCCGGTTTCTTCCAGTTCAATGTAGTTGCCGACTTCCAGGCCGGCGAGGTTCTTGCTGAAAATGCGGGTTCTGTCCGCGTGGTGCTCCACCCTAAGGACGTCGTCGCCGATGAAGTAGGCGCCCACGTAGTCCAACTTATACGACGTGAGGTTGTAGTCGCGTCGGAAGTAGTTGTACATGTCAATTTGCAGGCGGCCGGGCATGGCAATGTAGTGCAGGTCGTATTGGCCGCTGGCGAGGGCAATACTGGTTTCTTCAATGCTGATGCGCCCTGTTTTAAAATCGCGCTTGCCGCAAAACTCGTCGGCATTGCGCGACAGCTTGAGGAATTCGTCTTCCACGTGGTTTTCCTGGGCCCGGTGAAACATGAAATTATAATCAAATCCGAAGATGTTGTAGCCGATGATGATGTCGGGGTCTTCGCGTTGCACAAGGGCGGTCCAGGCTTGCAGCAGCGCGCGCTCGGTCTTACAAGTCGCGATTTCGGCGCCAGGCACGGGGTCGCACGTGCCCAGAGCGAGGCAGTGGTTCAAATAGGGGCGGGATTCGCCGTATCGCAGGAAGGTGGAGCCGATGAACGTGACTTTGTCGCCTTCCACAGGCGGAAACACGGCCAGAAGCGCATCGTTCATGTGGTTGATCTTGGTTTCGCGATCCAGTGCGGAGGACTGCAGCATGTCTGCGATAGAAGATTTGAATGTGGTAGGTGGTTTTATTGCCGTTGCTGTTGCCGTTGCCGTTGCCGTTGCTGTTGCCGTAGTGTAGACGCTTTTCATGTCGGCATCATCGTCATCGGCGTCATCAGCATCAGCGGCGGCATCATCCGCATCGGCTTCCGCCTTCTGTTTTTCAAACATGCGTTCAATCGTGTTTACGTTTAATGCTTCCGGCTCGGCCTCGTCTATGAGGGTTTGGATGGGTTTAGACCACATGCGCTCAAACATGGCGTCCAACTGCTGCGTGCCGGGCACAGTTTTGGTGTAAATGCGCTCAATGTCATCGTGCAGCGTGAATAATGCCGGGCATTTGTGGTCGTGGAATGCTGTGCGAATCATGCGATGCACTTCGGATTTGGTTGCAGTAGAGGGGTCTTTCAGGCACGCATCCACGATGTTGGTGGCGAGTTTTTTGTAGGTTTTAATGGGAACGGGGAAATCGCCGTGGCTGCTGCTGGCCTCAATATCAAAACTCATGATTTTGTAGGGGACGAGGGTTTCCTTTTCGGGTTGCGGAACGACGCACTTGTGCCCCACACTGTATTCATAGAGACACGTGGTCTGCTTGTTTGAGTCAATGGGGTCGCCTTTGATTTTTACCCAGCCCGACGGACTGATGTCCTTGATGTGGAAGTAGCGCAACAGGGGCGGAATGTTGGCCTCGTAAATTTGGGTGTTGTTGTAGCCGTGCTGATTCAGACGCATTTCATCCCCCTTGCGAGTGTACCACAAATTCTTCACTTTGTTCATGGTGGCCATGTTTTTGAATTTCAGCATGAGGAACTTGTGATCTTTGCCGCCGTCAAACCCGTAAAGCGCTTTGCGGCGAAGGAGCTTGCAATCGTCCGTCAAAATGGAGTCTTCGCTGAATTTGCCGACGGACTTTTTAAGGTCGGCGATGAAGCGCGCCTTGGCGTCAAAGCCCCACGCCTCGGGCACCTTCACATAAAAGAAGGGTTGATAATCGCGCACAATGACGCAGCAGGTTTCGCCCTGCTCGTTGATCCCGAACATCTGGATTGTGAAGGCTTTTTTGTCCTTGCTGAATTTGTTGTGACCAGAACCACTGCTTGATCCGCTTGAACCGGAACCATAGCCGCTGGTCCCGACAACTTCATCTCTCACCTGAAAGTCAAATAAACGGAATGATCCAGTTTCGGCCATTTTTTTGCGATTGTATACAACAGCGTTGAAGCGTTTAATTGTTTTTCATTATGGAATTCAATTTTTGAATTATTTGAAAAAATATTTCAAAAATAAATAATTTAACCAATCAACTGATCGTGTTCATTTCATCAACCTACATTGTTTTTTGGATCGGGTTCTTTTAGATGAGCGCTTCTCCTTACGACGACTCTTTTTTCCTTTCTTACGTCGTCCTCCGTTGGACGGTACCTGGGGAGGAGGTGTATTGACTTCTTCGGGTGCAGGAGCAGGAGCAGGAGGAAGACCAGGCGCAGGAGCAACTTCAGGCGCAGGAGCAACTTCAGGCGCATTAGGAAATGCATCGGTATTGGCTTGTGTATTGGCCTTTCCAAAAATTTTGTTAAAATCAATGGATTTAGTTAACGCCTCAACGCCACTCTTTATATTATTATCTATTTCCGAAACGGTAGCTTTAACTTTTTCCAACGTAGATGATGGTTCAGCTGGTGCTTCCGGTGCAACAAAATTAGCTGGTGCTTCCGGTGCAACAAAATCAGCTGGGGCTTCCGGTGCAACAAAATCAGCTGGTGCTTCCGGTGCAACAAAATTAGCTGGGGCTTCCGGTGCAACAAAATCAGCTGGGGCTTCCGGTGCAACAAAAGCTGGGGCTTCCGGTGCAACAGATGCTTCAAAAGCTTCCGAAGAAAGAGATCCAGGGACGGAGAGAGAGGATTCGGGGTCAACAGATGCTTCAGATGGTTCAAACCCCGCTGCGCCAAGCCCCGCACCAAGCCCCGCTGCGCCAAGCCCCGCACCAAGCCCCGCACCAAGCCCCGCACCAAGCCCCGCACCAAGCCCCGCACCAAGCCCCGCACCAAGCCCCGCATCATCATTGCCAACATTATTAAGGGCATCCGCTTCATCATCAATTGGAACTATTTTTATTTTCATTCCATGTTCATTTAACCATTGCTCAATGGATTCCAATGTATTTGGCCCCGTGTGTTCAATTGGAACACCATCTTTATTGACCAACACAACTGTCGGAAACCCATTCACACGGGGATACTCCGGATAATTATTAACAATATATTCAGTTGCGATGGGATCCAAACTTGCAACACTGTGTGATTGCGACGGATGCTGTGTAATTTCTTCAATGACGCTCCACGGTTTTTCAAATTTTTTGCAATGGGGGCAATGATTAGTACTGTGTCTAAAAATAGTTGGCACTTGGGTTTGCATGAGCCGATCCAACTCATGCATGTTCCTTTTGTTAAAATAGTAAACATTGCCGGGATCAAAGTACTTGCGCATTCTTCCTCCGTTCTTTTGTTTTCGCTGGGTCTTGGTTCGTCTTTTATTTTTTTTATTGTAATGATTCAGCGTTGTTGTCATTATCAGATCCACCGGATTTGGTATGTATAAATAGTATATAATTTAATTTGATTTTTAAAAAATGAATTGAATTTTAAAAATGGAATTGTGTAAATTAAATTATGTGTGCTTATAATATCCGTATCCATAAATGCAAATGCGATTAACCACTTGGGGCATTTTAGCCATGTTCATCATTGGGCTCCTGTTCACCATGGCACACACCGATCAAAGCGTGCAAGAAGCGTTTGAAGGCCGCGACCGAGACGCCGTGAGTACAAATCGGTGCCCCAACCTCCTCATCCAAAAGGGGAGCGAGCTTTACTTGCATAACAGCCGAATCGCTAAAGTGCCCGGCGTGAATCCGCTCAAGTTTAATAATTTAGAAGACTACGTGGAATTCATGGAATGGCAGCGAAGTCAAGGCATACGCTGTCCCGTGCTGTACTTGCAGCACACGTTTGATGCGCAGGGAAACCCCGTGTACAAGATTAGACCGAGTCCGACGGACTTGAACGGCGGTCTGCCACCCGTGGCGCCCATTCCTTCTGACACCGACCGCATTGAAGACGCCGACAATCCGCCGCTGGAAGCCAGCACGTATCCCCCGTTTGACCCAATGGATCCAAAGGCGTGGTCTGTCCAGGATGAAATGACCAATCGGATCAAGACCGGCGTGAGCGCAAATCCGATGAAAACAAACTGGGGCGGTGACAAGTACACCGAATCCCTCATTCGCAGTGGCAAATATGCGGGGAACGAAGTGCAAATCCGGGTTTAAGGCGTGGTGGTCTTTCAAACGTTGTTCAAGCGTTGTTCAAGCGTTGTTCAAGTATTTCATAATAATGGGAAGGGTCGCGTTCTCAAACGTGGTCATGGTGTTGAGCGCGTTCATGAGCGCAAGCGTTTTTTCGCTTGGTGGCGACATCATGGATTTTTGGTCACTAGAATCGATAATCATATGCAGGGCCAGTTCATTGAGAGATGACACTACCTTGGCCTGGGTCCATGTGTCCATATTTACGACCAAATTTTCGTATGATTTACGGTTGTTGCTGACCTGCAACAATCCAAGCATGTTTGCCATGTTCGTTTTTATTATGTTGCCTGATTTTTCTGCGGCAACATTCGGAACATCGTTTGACGTTGGATGCTGATTCTCAAACCCTTCATTGTGACGTGTAGCGGTTTTAGAAACCACATGATACCCCGCAAGTATGAGCACCGCAATTATAACACTTTTCAACAAAGTGCCGATGTCCATGGGTGTGTTTTATGGATGGATTTTTCCTCTTATACATTACCCCATTAAAAAATTATAAATGGATTGAATGCATTGTTTGCTTAACTTGCGCTGCGTTTCCAGCCGAATGTCGTCCAAGCACTCGCCGCTTCCAGCTTCTTTTAGGGCTTCAATTAACGCGCGCAGCGTGGTGTATTTTTTCATGACGACCGACGCCGTTTTGTTGCTCACGCCGGGAATGCTGCACAGCATGATCTCGCCAATGTTTTGCGGCGTGATGTTCTCGCATTTGACTTGTTTCACCCGGAGCGCGCTGCAATAATCCGCATCCGCATCCGCATCCTTGTGAACGGTGTGATAGTGCCCGTACGGGGCCGGGGATGCCGCCAGCTTATTGGCGTAACTCTGAATGAGCTCGTGCGTTTCCGAGAGCGACATGGTGCGAACCACGCTGAACCCCTTATAATAATTCAGCGAACACATGGCGGACTGCAGTGCCCCTTTGCCGATTTTGCTAAAGCGTTCATTGTACCGCGAAAAGTCCCCCTCCACGATGTAGACCACGTTGTGATTGTGCACGCGGGGTAACGCCTGCAGTCGCACGGACTGCTCCTTGTACCGGCCGTCGCGAATGGATGCTGCCAAATCGGGGAGGCTCTTGCGCTCAAACACGATGTAGTCCGTTTCGCCGTCGGGCGAAGAGATGATGACGTCGCCCACGGGGAGAGATTCGGAGCGCAGCGTATGGGTTGCGTTTGCATTTGCATGAAACAGGCTGTACAGCGCGTCTTCGCGCATATCCACGCGAATCAACATTTGCTGTTTTGTTTTGTTTTCTATTGCTATTGATTTGATTTGATTTGATAATGAGGTTTGCATAATTACCTTTTAAGTAATTATGTAATTATGTAATAACAAGTTAATAACAAGTTGCAAAAAAATAAATGCACTCACAGCAAACGCTTTAAAAACGTCCGGGATTGTACATGCGAGTGGGGATACCACCGGAACCGAGAGGGTTGCGGGTGAGCAAGTTCTTGGCAGTCAAATAAGCGAGACCAGCAACGCAACCCAGAGGCATGTTGCAGTTGCAATAGGATGCATTGTTACGAATGACGTTCTTAAGGTTGGGATTGCGACCCTGCATGGTAATGAGACCGCCCTTCTTATCACCCCCCAAATTGCAAATGTTGTTGGTGATGGATGGAATCATCTTGGCACGTTTTGAACCGGACATATAACCAGGCATTTTATGTAAGTTGATATTTATACTATGTCTAAATATTTTATTTTTTTGTGAACAGCATCATCGCACCGCGTTAGAGTTTGGGATTACTAATTTATACATATTTCAAAACGGGCTTAAAGCCGTCGTGCGATCTAAATGTAGAAACCAATAGTTACGAAATGCAATCACAATCACAAGACAAGCAATCACAACCCCCGTCTCCGCAGCGCCTTACGTCCAAGCTACTCCATGCTGAGGAATTCATACCGACGGAAGACGGCGGCTTAATATTCAATCCTTACAACACCGAAAACTGCGAGATTACATTGAGTGAAATTCAATCTATTCTCACCGCATATGGTGTCCCTGATCCAAAGGTACACAACATTGATCTGTACAAGCGCGCGTTCGTGCACCAGTCATACACGCGGCGCCCCGAGTTTGAAAACGCGGCCGAAAACATCAGTGTGGTGGACAAACCCGAGGACTGCATGCCACTGCGCTCCAAATCCAACGAGCGCCTAGAGTTCCTCGGAGACGGCGTGCTAGAGTGCGTTACCAAGTACTGCCTGTATCGCCGCTTCCCGAAAGAAAACGAGGGCTTCATGACCGAGAAGAAAATCGCAATTGTGAAGAATGAGACCATCGGGCGCATGGCGTACGAGATGGGGCTGCACCGGTGGTTCATCATTTCGCGGCACTCGGAGGAGAAGAAGCTGCGCACGAACCTGAAGAAGCTGGGCTGCTTGTTTGAGGCGTTCGTGGGCGCGCTGTTCTTGGACTACAACAAGATCGCGATCCGGGACGAGGAGCACTGGTTTGAGAACGTGTTTGCCACTGGGCCCGGGTTTCAAATGGCGCAAATCTTCATTGAGAACGTGTTTGAGAAGCACATTGACTGGATCGCGCTCATTCGCAACGACGACAACTACAAGAACATACTGCAAGTCAAAATTCAGAAGGAGTTCAAAACCACGCCCGACTACATTGAGCTCGGGCGCGACATGGAGGTGGGATACACCATGGGCGTGTATTTGTGCCTGGGGCAACAAATATACGAGACGTCGCCTGCTGCTGCGGTCAACTTCGCGGACTTGAAGACGTTTGAGGCGGTGCACGCGGCGTGCGAAGCGGCGGGCGGGCGCATTCTGGTGTTCCTGGCGCAAGCCTCGCACAAAATCAAGAAGAAGGCGGAACAGCTGGCGTGCGACAGCGCGATTCAGAACATGCCTTAATACCGACGCCTTCTGGTTTTGGTGCCGCCATAAATCCGTCCATTACGGGCCTCGCGTTGCTGCCTTGACGCTTTGCGAAGCGATCGTTTTGAGGCTGGATTCGGTAGTTGGTGGCGAGGGCCAACTGGTGAGGGTCTTGGCATTCGTTGAATTGGATTTAAGAAAATGTTTCCTGGATTATCATCTCTAAGAAAAATGTTGTCTGGATTTTCACGCCGTGCTCTGCGTATAGCCCGGAGCGTAATCCTTCGTTGGCGTGCAGCCTCTTGTTGCAAAGTGCGTAGGCGTTGAGGACGCGGCAAATCCATCGGATCTGCAGGCGCTTCATCGCGTTCAAAAACCTGAAGAGGCATGTATTGTTGCGGTTGGGGTGCTTCTGGAATATACATAAACTGTCGGGTATCGGTCCTCATATACACAAAATATAATTGATTATTCACAGGATCAACGTAATTACCAACGTACCCCACTACAATCGGATCTCCATCATCATTGTACATAGGTACGCCGTCTATGTAGATGTAGCTAAGATTCAAGTTGTCCGGGTCAATATTGTTACCATCCATTTTTGACGATGATAATGTATGTTGTATTATATATTATCATTGATATTTTATTTGGTCATTCTATGATTTGCGTTTATTGTTTCTTTTGATTTTATTGCTTTTATTACATTTCTTGTTGTTTTTCTTATTTCTTTTTGTTTGCATTCTACCACCAGATAACCTATGAGTCAATTTCTGTGTAAACTTCAATATTCCAGCAAAGGTAATATAGTCTACCAACTCTTTCAGCAATGTCGCATTATCAAATGAACAGTTAACTCTGCCAATTGATTCCACAAGTTTTTGAACATATTCTATTACGCTGTCATTATTCGGTGGTCCAAGTACCTGAATCAATTTGGCCATAAGGTCCGGGTTTTTGCCAATTTGACGTTCTGCAGTATTCATCATATCGGTGAATGATCCATTCACGATGGCCATATTGTGAGCGGTGTTGATAACATGGTCGTCCGAATAATAACCTTGCGTATTATACCATGTTACTCCAGTTGTTAATATATGTACAATTGGCAAATTAATAATAACCTTACAATAATTTCTGAATGAAGCATCTGTTAACGTAATTGTTTTAACATTGAATGACTTCGCTAAATCATCAACCATTTGTAATAATTCCGGTCCATTGTGAATAGCGCATTTAGCTAACGTATTGAGAATTATGTTGCTTTGGTCAGCATTTTTTATATTAATATTTATTGTTAATTCCAAACAGATTGGGGTTTGGTCTTTGGCACGAATTACTACCCCGCAAACTATACGAAATGAAGTTGATTCATACCGAACAATAGTAACATCAAACGTGGCCGGAGTAAAAATCTTGGCAACATGTTCTTTAATTTGTTCCGACATTATATAATACGGCAATAATAAAATATTTACATATTGCAATCAAGGCAACCGAAACGAAACGAAACGAAACGAAACGAAACAAACCATGATAATCCCCCGAAGCACCAAAGTCACCGAGTCCAGATCCAAGAACAAGTCCAGAACCAAGCCCAAGACCAAGAACATGACCAAGACCAAGACCAAGAACAGGACCAAGACCAAGCCATCAATCCCAGTCAAGGAATTTGAACGTCTGAAGTGCGGCCCGGTGCAAGACAATTACTACACTTGCTACGACAACGACATGCTGCACAAGTTAAGAGACGGCTGGAATGTGCTCCATCCCAATGCCCGAATTGAAACGAACGACCCGAAAGAAATTTGGACGGCGTTGAAGCGCCACATGAAGGGCACGTGCCGCAACGAGGCGTGCTGGATGAAACAAATCATGCGCGCCGATCCAGCGGTTGTGGCAGCCGATACGTTTGCGCCGGAGGCGCCGACCTCGTGGAACCATGATCCGCACGAGTGGCTAACCAGCGACGACATTGAGATCGTGATGCGGCAGTACGAAGACAAATTTCCCGCGTTTGAGTTTCTGGGACCGTCTCCCATTGATTACAACGCCCCCAAGCAAGCTGGCACGTGCGTTTGGGAGGAGCTCTGCAATTTCAGCCTGAAAAAATACGTTGAGTCGGGCACGCGTCAAATCGGCGTCGTTTTTAACACGGACCCGCATACGGAGGGCGGATCCCACTGGGTGTCGCTGTTCATCAACATCCAGCCCAAAAACAACTTCATATTCTTTTTTGACAGCACGGGCTTCCGACCGCAGAAAGAAATCCGAGAGTTCATACACACGGTGACGCAGCAGGGGACCGCTCTCGGCATCCGATTCAAGTTATACGAAAGCCGGAAACAGCATCAAAAACGCAGCTCGGAATGCGGCATGTACTGCCTGTTCATGATTGTGAATTTAATTGAAGGCACGCGCACGCCGCAAGAGTTCATGCGCGGCGACCGAATCCCCGACAGCCACATGCTGGAATTTCGCAAAGAGTATTTCAATCGCGGAGGCAGCGTTTAAGGCATTATCGCTTTCAATTCATTTTTTTTTCATTCTGTTTAGAAACGCATTTAAACGAAATGTTGACAATATGAACTAGAATACAATTAAACTTCCAACAATGCGACCGTCCGTGTGTTTGAACATGATCGTGAAGAACGAGGCGCACATCATGCGTCGCACGCTGGCCATGCTGTGTTCCAAAATCCGGTTTGACTACTGGGTCATTTGCGACACGGGGTCCACCGATGCAACGCGAGACATCATCCAAGAGTTTTTTGAAAAAGAGGGAATTACCGGCGAGCTGCACTGCGACGCGTGGGTCAATTTTGCGCACAACCGCACCCTGGCCCTGAACTACGCGTTCGGTAAAACCGACCTGCTGCTCGTGTTTGATGCGGACGACGACATTTGCGGCACCATTGCGCTGCCCTCCGCCGTGACGCACGACGAGTACCAGCTCAAGTTCGGATCCCCTCATGCGGGGTCCGTCACTTACGTGCGAACCCTGCTGATTAATAATCGCAAACGGTTCAAATACTTTTCGGTAGTGCACGAGTACATCAGCTGCTTGGAGCCGTCGCCCCAAAACCAAACCCGCGTTCTGGACGGCGACTACTACGTGGTGTCGGGGCGCGGCGGGGCGCGCAACCAGGACCCCGACAAGTATTTAAAAGACGCACTGCTTCTGGAAGCCGCACACGCCGAGGCGCTTCAAACCAAGGACCCCTTGCACAAGCGCTACGCTTTTTATTGCGCCAACAGCTATCGCGACTACGGCAAAGTGGAGGACGCCATTCGCTGGTACAAGGTCACGCTGTCACAGGATAATTGGAAGCAAGAAAAGTACATGGCATGTCTTAACTTGTATCGGTGTTATGAAACGCTGGAACAGAAGGAGCACGGGTTTTATTATTTGGTGAAGGCGTTTGCGTACGACGCGGAACGCGTGGAGTGCTTGTACCCGCTGGTGGTGCATTACTGCTGCGAAGGCCTGAATGAAGTCGCGCATGGGTACTACCGCATCGTGCAGGCGCACTACGAGCGGGGCAACGGCTCCGGTGAGTCCAAGCTGTTTTTGGAACCCGACAAAGCCAACTTCTTTCTCCCGTACTACATGATCATTGTGGCGGATCGGGTGGGCGACCGCGCGTGCGGGATTCGCATGTACGAAATCATTTTCACCAAGAAGCATCCGGTGCGGAGCGTGTGGCACCTGCGAAACTTGTTTTTCAACTTGCGCTTTTTCATTGGGCACGTGAAACCGGACGCGCTGGCCGCATTTGTCGCGCAGGCGAATGAATATCTGCACAACGGCAGCGTGTCGCCCAGCGCATTTGATGACATTTGTGATGATTTCAACTACGCCAACTGGGGGATTCGGATCAAGGAACCGGAGAAAACAGAGGGGGCCGTAATTTCGTCCAATTTCTCTCGTTCTGAATGTGCCCAAAGTAAAACGATCCTGTTTTATGTGGGATACAGCTTCGGATTATGGAATTACAGCAGCATGAAATGCGGCGCTTTGGGCGGCTCCGAACGGGCGGTGGCGCATCTGGCGAACGAATTGGCTCGGATGGGGTACATCGTCTACGTTTCGGGAGAAGTGCAGCCCGAAGAATATGAAAATGATGGGGTGCGCGTGAAGTACGTGGGGCTGTCCGATTTGCCGGAGCTGCTGCGCACCACGGCATTTCACACGATCGTTTGTTCGCGCTACGTGGCGTTTTTGGAGCTGTACGGCGCCGCTGCCTCGTTCCACCAGTTCTACGTGTGGGCGCACGACACGTATTTGATGTCGTGTGGGTGCGACCTGAGCGATACGGCCATCATGGAAAAATGGGCGGACCAGATTGATGGCTGCGTGTGCCAGACGCGGTGGCACGCCGATGAGTACGCGCGCCGGTACCCAACCCTGCAATCCAAGATTCGCGTGATAAACAACGGCATTGACGCGGCCGCGTTCCCTTCGTTTAATTCGTTTCATAAGGTGGCGCATCGCTTCATCTACACGTCGCGCACGGAGCGCGGTTTGAAGCGCGTTCTGGACTTGTGGCCCGACATAACGGCACTGTTGCCGGATGCCACGCTCGTCATTTCCACCTATGTGGCGTTCCCCTGCAACGACGACGAGCGCCGAATCCAGTCCCAGATTGCCTGGCTGAACGATCGCACGCAATCCCAGCGTATTCGGCATTTGGGCCAGTTGAACCCGGCGCAGCTGTACGCCGAAATGGGAGCGGCGGAATACTGGCTGTATCCAACGGACTGGCCCGAGACGTCGTGCATCACCGCCATGGAAATGCTCATGTCGGGCGTGATTTGCCTGTATTATCCCGTTGCAGGATTGACCGAGACGATGGGCGGCTGTGGCATCCAGGTTGCGCCCGGGACCGAAGTGGATGCGCTGATTAACATTGTGAAGCAAGACGAAACGGGCAAAGAGGCGCTGCGACAGCGGGGGCGCGCGTACGCCGAGAACTGCTCGTGGGCCAACCGGGCGCAGCAGTGGGTTCGTGGGATAATAAGATGAATGGATCCCCCCCCCCACACGAAAATATGAAAATATGAAACTATGAAAATACGAAAAATACTCCGAATTATAATAGATGGCGAATATATCATCATAAAAATACACAAAAAAATGGCATCGTCATCATCGTCGTATTCCGGGTATTTAGCGAATAAAACAATATGCTGTTGTTCAAATAGTGTGCCAGGACCTACCGGTCCCCCCGGACCGAAAGGTGCGGATGGCGCAACGGGCGCAACGGGCGCAACGGGCGCAACCGGGCCAACGGGGGCAACAGGGCCAACGGGCGTACCCGGACCCACCGGTGCAACCGGACCGGCTGGTCAGTCGGTGTCGTATTACAACTACTTGGCGGATGTAAGTTCCGTTTTGCCGCCGCCGCCCTCCGCTTACATTCGGTGGAACAATGCTATACAAACGTCGGCCACTTCGCTGTACGTGTCCAACTTTGAAAATGGGGTCCCACCAACGGACATTTCAGTTCTGCTGAGTTTAGTGAATACGGGTGACGATGTGGTGTTGCAGAGTCAAGTCACCGCGGGGCAGTATCAAGTGTGGACGATTGGTACCGTCACCCAATTTCCCACGTATGTGCAATGGGATGTCAGTTTGAAAACGTCCGCTGGTGCATCGTTTTCCCAGAACGCCCCAATCATTTTGGTCATTGTGAGCGTGGGGCAAACCGGGCCTGCAGGCGCCACGGGTGCCACGGGCGCAACGGGCGCAACGGGCGCAACGGGCGCAACGGGCGCAACGGGCGCAACGGGCGCATATGGACCGGCTTTATTCACACTATCAACCGCAAATCCAAATCTATTGATTGATCCGGCGAATAAGATTACGCAGCTATTTGGTGGATCCATTAATCAACGCACAACCTCGTTGGAACCGTATGGTTATATGAACGCATATTTAACATTTAGATATAATGGATCAGGAAACACATTGGCGGGGGCTTTGACAAAAAACACGGTGGCATATGAGTACACGTACGGTATTGTAATCTTTAGCAGTGGTCAAATTAACGTGTTTGTGAATAACGGAAACGTGGGCACGTTTGGGTCGGCAACATCGGGAGACATTTTTACAATTACAGCCACAAATACCGGGGCCTATTTTTACAAAAACGGTACGCAAATATATCAGACACCTCTCATTGGCGGTGTTTTGCCATTGTATGCACTGTTTAGTACCGCCTTTGACGCCACTGTTATTGATTTGATCGCATTTGGTCCAATTCCAACGGGCGCAACGGGGGCCACGGGCGCAACGGGCGCAACCGGCGCAGCCGGAAACAATGGCACTTCCGGAGGACTCTTGTTATATATGAACTACAGTGAATCCACGACGCCGGCATTAACACCATTGACAACTGCGCAGATTTCAACGATCACTGGCGTCACTATGGTGAATCCAATCAGTGTAACGTACAACCCGACTCAAAATACCAATGTGAGTTTATTGAGCAAAACCGCGAATTTAGCACTGCCGCAAACCACAATCACGTTTGTAACACCGAATGGAGTAAACAATAACATATCTCCGGTTGTTCAATTTGCGGTGAAAGTTAGTGATTTGAACACAAGCACCATTCCTCCGGGCACGTGGGACATGAACATCTACGCAAAGGCGACTGCAAACGCGGATGTAAATCTGATTGGGCTGCAGTACTTTTTGATTGGATATAATTCAACAACACTCACGTACACGAATTTGGAGCCGAATGGGTCGGATGTAATTTATTTGTACGATCATGTCACTCCGTTGAAAATTGAACTTTCATTGCTCATACCAACCGTGATTTCATTAACCCCGTATGATTATTTGTGGGTTGTGGTGGTTTCAACGAATAGAAACACAGCGAATCGGTCGGGTCAAGTGTATTTTCAAAGCACCAACACATATTCACATATTCACACCAGTTTCGTTGCGGTTGGGGCAACTGGTGCAACGGGGGCAACGGGGGCAACGGGGGCAACGGGGGCAACGGGCGCAACGGGCCCTGTAGGCCCCGCAGGTGCAGGAGGAGCCACCGGATATTATGCGAATTTTACACGCACAGTCACTAGTCAAGTTATTCCAGTGGGGGGAGTGGGTACACAAATCATACCAAATTCAAATAATCTTAGCAACGGTATAACATTGAACACGACAACAGGAGATATTACATTTGTAAATCCCGGAATTTATTTAATTCAAGCATTGTTGCAGGTTCTAATCAACCCTGGAAACAATCAAGCGAATGATTTACAATTTTGGTTCAAACTAAATGGAACAAATATTCCTAATTCTAATTACCAATATCGTCTATATGGCCAACAAAGTTCTGTTAATATAGAAGTTGTCGCAGTAAATGCAACGATTTACAATATGGTTGCCGGTGATGTATTGGCATTATGGGGCTATACTTCAGGAGTTGGTGCAGTTACATTGTTAGCCACTACAGCAACAGCCCCTTATCCGGCAACCCCTGCTGTGAATATCAATATTACACAGACAGTTTACAATGGCGCAACCGGCCCTACCGGCCCCGCATCAACTCAAACTTTGGCGCAAACATTGGGGTTTGGGAACAATGCGGGTGCAATAGGGATTGACATGAACGGCCAAACGATTTCCAATGTTCCCACCATAAACAATGCGTCCGGAATCACCATGAATTGCGGTTTGACCACTGGCTTGACGGTCACAAACACCGCGGGCACGGGCACAGCAACACCGCAAATCATCGCAACCAATAGTAATGCTGTGAGCGGTTCCACCTGCATACGACAGCGTAGAATTGGAAGGGTTCCTGTGTCCAATGAATCGGTGGCATCAATGACCCAAACGGCGAATAGTTCATCCAGCATTGAACGAACTTACTCACAAATCACCACAGTTGTTAAAACAAACACGAACGGAGCCGAAAATGGGTCATATGAATTTAACGTGATAGATGCGGGCACATTAACCAAATACATGGATATGGATGCAAACACGGGTCAAAAACAAGTCAACCTGTTCAAACCGCTGGACATGAACGGCAATCAAATCGTCACTTCAACCGGCAATCTGACAATTACGGGTGGGAGCACAAGTGGTAGTGGAACCTTGATCACCGCATCAAACGGAACCGCAAACGGCGCGGTTGAAATTAATGCTGCAGGCACCGGCAATGGCGGGGTAGAGATACGAACGTCCGGGTTTGGTGCATTGTCTTTAACTGCGAGTGGAGGGACGGGAGTCGGAAACATACGCATTGTGCAAAATGGAACAAACAATCAAACAAGCATCATAATGGGATCAAATTCTAACGCGTATTGGACGAACGTGACCGGAACGTCTGCAACCAGCACGAACGCCCGATTTGGGTGTTATTCATTGGCGCCGCATAGAATGAAAGCGTTGGGCTACAGCACTGCGGATCAACTTACCGTGAACAACAGCCTGGCCGGATTAAATGGACCTTATTTTGGTAGAGCGACGTTGGTAGCTGGAACGGTGACCGTTGCCAACGCGAGCATTGGGGCAAACGATTTGATATTTCTTACACCAATTGATTCTACTGCAAATGATGGGCTATTGTCTGTCACAACGATTCCCAATACCAGTTTCACAATAAAATCATCCAATGCGTTGGATGCAAGAGTTGTGAATTTCATGATAGTTATAAACACTGCATGAAACTTAAATAAAATATGTCATTTTTATATAAAATAAATATACAAATGCCTTATTCAAATTATGCTGAGTATTTAGCAACTCAGGTCACACCTGGGTCACGATACACAGTCACACAAGTTTTGATGGGACCGCAAGGTGTAACGGGCGCAACGGGTGTAACGGGTGTAACGGGCGCAACGGGCGCAATGGGCGCAACGGGCGCAACGGGCGCAACGGGTGTAACGGGCGCAACGGGCGCAACGGGTGCAATGGGCGCAACAGGCGCAACAGGCGCAATGGGCGCAATGGGCGCAATGGGCGCAACGGGCGCAACCGGCGTAACGGGCGCAACGGGCGCAACAGGCGCAACGGGCGCAACGGGCGCAACGGGCGCAACGGGCGCAATGGGCGCAACGGGCGCAACGGGCGCAACGGGTTCAACAGGTCCTCAAGGTCCAACCGGAATGTTTGGAGGATTATTAAAAGAGGACATTATTCCAGACACGCATAACAAATATAATTTAGGATCAAGTGACTTTAAATTTGCAAGTGTTTGGGCGGAGGAAGGTTGGTTTGGAACAAACACAATACACATAGGTGGTGTTGCCATTTCGTCTGTAAATGGAAATATGTCAATTAAAAACACGTTAGCGCCTGAAATAAATCCAGTTACAATTGATGCTCAAACTGCTCAAATTATTGGTCCACAAGGTGCTACCGGACCGCAAGGCATTCAGGGTGAACAAGGTGAAAAAGGCGACGCCGGCGACACTGGTGCAACTGGTGCAACTGGTGCAACTGGTGCAAAAGGCGACACTGGACCCATGGGTCCACCAGGTCCTGCCGGTTCTGGTTCTGGTTCCGAACCTGGTGCAAAAGGCGACACTGGTAACACTGGTGAAAAAGGTGACACTGGTGCAAAAGGCGACACTGGTGAAAAAGGTGACACTGGTGAAAAAGGTGACACTGGTGAAAAAGGTGACACTGGTGAAAAAGGTGACACTGGTGCAAAAGGCGACACTGGTGCAAAAGGCGACACTGGTGCAAAAGGCGACACTGGTGAAAAAGGTGACACTGGTGCAAAAGGCGACACTGGTGCAAAAGGCGACACTGGTGAAAAAGGTGACACTGGTAACACTGGTGAAAAAGGTGACACTGGTAACACTGGTGCAAAAGGTGACACTGGTGAAAAAGGTGACATTGGTGAAAAAGGTGACACTGGTGAAAAAGGTGACACTGGTAACACTGGTGAAAAAGGTGACATTGGTGAAAAAGGTGACACTGGTGAAAAAGGTGACACTGGTGCAAAAGGCGACACTGGTGAAAAAGGTAACACTGGTGAAAAAGGTGACATTGGTGAAAAAGGTGACACTGGTGCAACTGGTGAAAAAGGCGACATTGGACCCATGGGTCCACCAGGTCCTGCCGGTTCTGGTTCTGGTTCCGAACCTGGCGCAACTGGTGAAAAAGGTGACACTGGTAACACTGGTGAAAAAGGTGACACTGGTAACACTGGTGAAAAAGGGGACACTGGTGAAAAAGGTGACACTGGTGCAAAAGGCGACACTGGTAACACTGGTGAAAAAGGTGACATTGGTGAAAAAGGTGACACTGGTGCAAAAGG